TTTGTTAAACGCTCCATCCCGCAGCACTACTTTCAGTTCGTTCTCGGAAAGAGGGTCTTTCAAGATAAAGTCATTGATAATTCCAATACACTCTCTACACTCTTGCACCGTGAACTCGTTCTGTTGGAGCGGAAGGATGTAGGAGAAAAGAGCGTTATTTCTCCCCTCTCCTTCCACCATGTTCAGCAAACTAACATTCGACTTGATAGGGTGCAAATATCTTGGTAATGTCTGATAAGGCTGATTGTCATAAAGAACCTCCCGCTCTTTACCATCAATCTTCAAAACCTCGTAACTTGCTCGTCCACATCCCTTGATATCAGCGACAATACCAATAGCCAGTTTGACCTTAGTACGGTTAGGCATCGGCTGATTGATCTTAAAGAGGAAGTGTCCACCGCTTCTGGATTTAAGCACTCTACACTTCAAGTTCAGAGACTTCACAATCTTAAGCAGAATAGCGGTTTCTTCCTCAGTATCAATATCAACCAGAACTGTATTCTCAGCCAGAATACCAGCGTATTCGTTAAACTTTTGGGCTTCTTCCAGAGTTAAAAGTTCACTACTTTTCTTATCCTTAAACGGCATTGTAGCCATCTTCCCCTTCGTAGGGACATATCCAGTGTATAAATCCAATGCCATTCAATCCTTTCAGTTATTCTTGAATACAGATTTCCTTAAAGTAAGGTAACGACTCGCACCAAGCGCAAAACTCATGCCATTCGTCCAGCTTGTGATTTCGTCTTGCGAAATACATAGCCTTTAAGACTTGGTAGTTAAGCTGCACAGTGCGCTTCTGATTGTAGGAAGATGGGAGCAACTGAATCATTTGCCACCAAATATCCTTCTTACAAGTAATGCCCTTGTCCCAACCTTCCGGGTCTTTTTCGTTGTATTCATCAAAGTTGAGATAAGCGTCTCTAGCACCATTTAAGATAGTGATAATGGGCTTTGCTACGGCATCGAGAGAACCTTCCGTCAGATGCTCAAAGCTAAAGTCACTCAGTTCAAACTCTTTAGCGGTGAGTTTGTGCATAGTCGAGCAAGAGTCGGCAACAGTACCAACCTTGTAGGTGTCGAACTCCTTCCACCAATAGAAGGGAGCGGTCAGATCAACAGTTACGTTAATCATCCGTAAGAACTTACCATGGTCGCTACCAGCGGCAGACAGAGTTTTCATTAACTTAAGGTCGTTTTCACCAATCACAAAAGAATACTCTCCGTCTTTCTGAGCAACCTCGTTCTGCTTTGGAAAATGTGTCCACTCACTATCGCTCTTATCCCAACTATTCTTGGGATTTCTCATGCCCCGGATAGCGGCTTCCCAGCCGTAAACCTCTGTTTTTTCAATCTTAATCATACGCCAAAATCCTCCAAACGCTTTTTAGCAAGCGCCACATAATACTCTCTATCCAACTTATCTGGAATTGATACACCAGTCATATCATCGTTAAAGATGAAACAATGGTCGGGAGTGTTACCAAACTTAGCCGGGTTTCTTACTCCATCACATTTCAGCAAACGACCGTCAGAATTATCACGAGAAGCAAACACCCGATAAGCCTTATTGTCATATTTAACAGTTCCAGTTCTTCCCTGTTCATGTTCCACCCACTTATATTTATTTGATAACTTAACAACTTTTTGGAACTTTCTGAAATCAGTACAAGCATAGATGGTATCTTCCACTCGGATTCGCTTAAGTAAGAAGTCTCTAACCGCCTCATTCACGATAGCCAAATCGTAGTCCAGATTGTTGAGGTCTTTTACATAAGCACCCTTGGCCTCTACCTTACCGTTTTCAAACACAGCCAAATAGTTGTTAACATCCTTTTGCACTACCTTGGTAATGCGGTCATAACCAAGACCCATGCCTGTCCGCTCTTCCCACTCTTTACAGATGGCTCTTACTTCCTCTTCGTTGCCGTGCAACTTGACGATAAGACCATCGGTGTTAGATTGGATTAAGTCGCAATGCCCTTCCAACCGCTCAATTAAGTCGGTAAGAAGGAGCTGCCCAAAGATGCAGACATTGTTAGCAGAGCGAGGGTCGTACAAAGGATTGAAAATATCTTTCATTGCTCCGTAAGTGGAGTTAAGGACGATTTTCAAAGCGCCTTGTCGTGGGTCTTTTTTCTTCTTGAAGAGAATACGGTTATCGTAGATACCTTGAAACTTCTCAACGCTTGCGCCAGTTCTGCTCATGCAGTATTCGGGATAGCGGAGCATCAAAGAGGGGTAATAGGAGTTAACATCCACATGGAGGAACTCACCCTCACCAAAGTAATTCGGGATTGCTCCGTGAATACCACCAGTACCGTAAACATGAGGTACTCCCGCTATCTCGATTTCCAAGCCTGTTTCATAGTCCCAATCGTTCTTAAAGTAGTCTACGACTCTGGTGTACTTCTCAATCCGCATAGTAGGCGGCAGAGAAATATCAAACTCATCGTTGTGCCGAGTTCTCTTTGCTCCAAGGATGATAGCGGATAACTGCGCTTTACTCTTACTAAGGTAAGACAACGGCAGATCAAAGAGTTTAATTAAACCCATGTAACTATCAAACTCGGATTTGCGCTCAAGGAAAACTTTGATAGTTGCCAATACATCGTGTTCGTTGTATCGCAAGACTTCCTCAATCATCTCGTCCGTAAACTCGCCATCGTAATCGAATGGTATGGCGCTTTCGTGGATAGACATTCCGCTGAACGCTTCAAGAGTCTTAAGGCCGTTAAATCCAATCATGCAGTCGAAAGAGTTGAGGTTTATCTTACGGAGCATACTACTAAACTCCCAACCTTTTCGGCCTTTCTCGATAATCCATTGGTTCATTCTCCAAGGCTCAAACCCACAGAGAATCGCTTTGAATATCCAGTCATCGTACTGTCGGTTATTAAAGCCGACATAGATTTCGTTTTTATGAGAGTTGTAATGCTCAACCAACTGCTCTTTATCGTTAACTATTTTATGTTTCTCTTTAGTGATTGGATTGATTATGGTTACGCACCACAACTTAGGCCAACACTCAAAGTCGTAAAAGTTAAGCACTTCGCACCCCCATCAGTTAATTATTGGGAGAGGGGATTACCCTCTCCCTACCGCAATTACTTGAATCGCTGAACGATGTTATAATCGCTAAACTTGGGATTCTTGGGATTCTCGGTGTAAGCCAGTTGGTACTCGTAGTTACCATCGATAACATCGAAAATCATCTTGAAAACATCCTTGTACTGGTCGAAGTTCTCGAACACAACAGGAACATCGGTGTCCAGACTGACCAGAAACTCGTTCATCTTGTGAATACCAAAGCCAGTAGTCAGCATCTGATTCATGAAAATCTTCTGACCCTTGTACTCGTCAGCGACAATCTCGAACCAAACCTTCGCCATAGGCATACCGGGAGTCTTGGACTTCTCGCCAGTCACGCCGATTTCCAGCTTAACGACCTTAATTTCGTAGTCACCGTGGGGAACTTCCACAAAGTCGCCAGAGCTGCTCGAAGCGGCTTCGGCATCACGCTTCAGACCCTCAACATCAAACATACTGTTGAACTTCTCGAAAATGTTTTCGCTCATTACTTTTTACCTCCGTTTTTCTTTGCATCAAATAATTTAACAACCTCGTCCCATTCGAGGGGAATAACAACATTGTTAATACCGAGTCTACCGCCGCCATAGATCACTTCATCGGACTTAATGGACAGTAAGTGCTTACCATCGTCCACATAGGCTCGACCGACAAAGCCGACCATACCAGCCAGAGAGTCGGCTACCTTGTCAGCCATCTTGGGCTTAACGGAGGTAATCTTCTCACCAGTTTTCTTAGTTAAGTCTTTGGTAGCATCTTCGTGAGACAGCAGAATAATATTCTCGTAAGGCAAGTTAGTAACTCGCCGCATGGTGGACAGATACTCGGTACGAACCTTGTCCCACGCTCTAAAAGTATCATCGGACTCGTGGGTAATACCCAACTTGTCATACATATAGAGTCGGCACATTTCGTAACTATCATTCACCAAGTCAATTACAACGGTCTTAAAGTCGTTTTGGCCTTTCTCGAGTTCTTCGATGTACTCTTTGAAAACCAACCAAGCCATCTTACGCTGAGTCATGCGACCGCTAACCGTTACCTCGTCTTTGATAGAGACATAAGGCGCAGTAACATAAACCGCATTACCATCGGTATTCAGCATAATAGGGTCGGGTGCGGAGTCTGCGAATGTGGTCTTACCACTAAACGGTGCGCCGTAAATCCACATTGTCCGTTTAGATGGCGCTTCTTGCTTTCGTCTTTCATTCTTTGGTAGTGTTGCCATGTAAACCTCCTCGTCGTTTAATGATTTTTAACAAATACCAAAATCTTTTCGCTATTATCGTTGAAATCACCATTTGAATTACAACGCTTAATGTTCGTCAACCTTTCGGTAGTCACCAACTTAAATCCTACGGATTCGGCGATAGCGATACTGTCCTCTACCAAATTGAAATCATTAAAGTTATTGATGTTTAACAAGAAGTAACCCTCGTCAATCAGATACAAGTAAATGTTCTGCATAGTAGGCTTTAAGTAATTAGCCTTCCAGTCTTCGTAACTCGTACCGTCTCTATAACTTTGCTTACCAATCTTGTAATCTTCGAGATTAAAATAAGGTGGACTGGAGAACGCCAAGCCCATTTTACCTACCCAATCTGCGTTGAAAACTTCGCTACCAGTAACTCTAATATCAACTTTGGAGTTGCACTCGACAGTTTCTTTGTAATCCGTAGCCATTTTAGTCAGTCTGTCTACCAATACAAAGTTGGGGTCTGTTCCATAGTAGTTAACATTATGCCTTAACGCACCGAGCAAACGAGAACCCCACCCGCACGAAAAATCGTACCAATTTCCGTTTACATTGTATTTATTCAAGACATGATCGACTGTCTTAATAGGAAAGTTACTGACTTTCTCGGCAACGCCCTTACCACCGATACGCATAGCAGTTTCAATGTTTCTAATATCGCTATCGGTTCTCGGAAATACTTTATCGTTTGTGAATGTTTGAGCATAAAATCTACCAACCAGTTCTTTGCAATTCCAAACATCCTCGAGGCTCCATTTGCAATGATGCAGTTTCGTTTTTGCCATTAAATCTTTGACATAAAACTTGGTAATCTTATCTGTTTTAATGCCGCCTTTAGAAATAGCTACAAATTGCTCTTTGACCTCGTCGTAGTCTGGCTTTGCGTAATACTGCTCTCTCAACTCGTGATACTTGGCATCGGAGAGTTCAGCGTAATGTTTGGTTCTCAAAACTTCGCCGTTGTACTCAATAACTTTCATAATAAAACCTCTCAATCAGAAACAATCATGTAGTCTATTTCACAATCGCTTTCGCAATATTGTTGATACTGACACCAATTGCAAAGTCGGCTCGGATTCTTAGGGAAGTCGCTGACAGTTTTTAGGTATTGACAACACTCCTTAAACTGTGCTACGCTACTTTCGCTATATTCCACTTCGACAACCTTAATTTCGCTCGCTTCCAAATGTTCTTTGAGCCGCTTTCTAAACTCGACCAAAGTCTCTGGAGGACTTGCTTTCAGTTTTTGTCGTATCTGTATCTTAGGGACAAATACATACTTAAGATGGTTAATCTTAATATCTGGGCGAACTTGCTCCAAGAAGTGCTTGTAAATAGAGAGCTGCGGACTCTTGGTATAACTGTCTATGTTATTAGAGAACTTAAAGTCGTAAAGGGTATCTCCACAAACATAGTCTATAAAACCAACGAACTCGTCCGTTTCAATCTTTAATTCATGCTCGCCGCCCTCTGGTAAGAGGTCTATCACTCTTGGAATCTGATACTCTAATTGGGTTATCCAATTGATTTGGTCATCAGTAAGAACATTAAAATGAGATTTATATTCTTCGATGCCAACCTCTACGCCGCACTCTATTCCCTTGTGCAATCCCAAACCAAGCCAAAGGGCGTTATCGGCGTTGCACTCGGGGAGAGTTTTCAATCGCTCTTTGTAGTTTAAGTACCACTTGTAAGGGCATTGAGAGAAAGTCGATATATTAGAGTAAGAGAATCTCACACGCCACCCCCAAGTAGTTCTACAATCCGCTCTCCACATTTGGACTTAGTGGTAAATAACCAATTCACATCGTACTTGTCTTGCATAGTACACATGATGCGATATAGTGTTTTACCAGTTACCGCTCGTGGATTCTTCTTCCTACGCCAGTTGTACCATTGTGGTACTTCACCTAACGATTTAATGTTAGGCTCTTCAATCAGCACTATCATCTTGTAACCAAGTTCTTTAGCTAACTCTAACTCTCTTACAAAACGCTCGTGCTGTTGACACACATTGCCAGCTACCTCTTGTAAGTCCTTCTTGCGGTCAATAATGACAGTAGGATTTAGCGGATTTTGATAATCTCCGCAAATTAACTTGCTCCTATGCCACTTAATGCCCTGTGAGTCAAAATAACCAGTTACATGGTTGTACTTTTGTTCACGAGTATCTACTATGATGTGCATTTGTCACCCTCTTCCAACTTACCAGTTCGCTTTAGATATGCTCTACGGCTTATCTCTGCCATTTGTTCTCGGTGGGTTTCTCGATACTTACGCATATACTCGGTTCGATGTTGTTTACGAGCATCAGTCTTGTTATATAAGTTTCGCTTAGTCTTAAACTCTTGGGATTTCGAGTGTTCTCGCTCCCACGCTCTTCTTCGTTCTCTGTTTTTTGGGTCAGAGTAGTATTCTTTCTCGTAGTTCCTACGATTAAGTTTTCTACCTTCTTCTCCTAAACCGAGATTACAAGGGTCACCACCCTTGCTAATGTTGTAACCAAACTCTCGTTCATCAGAACGATACTTAGCGATGCTTTCAATCTCTAAGGCTTTTGCTTCTTCCAAACTATCAACTTGGAATAATATTTCGTGCGTAAAATTATCCCAACCGTATTTATCAATGGCGCTTGTAAAGTAATGATTGTTCTTATAATTCCTACCTTTACCCCACCGTTGCTCTGGTTTTTGTTTAGTTATACCAACATATCGTTTACCAGACGGTGAAGTGTGCATATAAACCGTGTAAATGAAATCACCACGCTTTTCTATGTAAGTCTAATAAACAATCTTCACATAAGTTATCGTAGTCAATATCGGCGTATACATCCTCGCCAAGTTCTTCACCGCAACGCTCACAGTATCTCGGTTGATTCCAAGATGGATAACCAGTTCTTTCTGCGCTTACGATTTCTGGATGGTCTGGACAGTAGTCCCAACTCATTACCATTCACCCCATTCTGCAAAAAACTTGTGACCGCCCTCGGTCATTATGTATCGTTGCGTTTCGTGCCATGCACTCTTAGTCCACTTAGGAGCGTAAAAGTAAAGTATCTGCTCGTCAGTCGGCAGATCACCGTCATCGAATACGGAACTTACCGCTTCCTTAACGCTGTCAGTAGGATTCTCATTCCAACCAGCGTACTTATACTTAACCCGAACCTCGGACGGTGAAATGTTATCTTTCAAACAGGCGTTTACGATACATACCGCAACCAACTGTTGTCCAAGATAACTTTCACTACCCGACTCTCCCATCACTATGTTCTCTACGATTCTACGCTGTTCATCACTAAGTTCGTAGAAAGGTTCGGGTTCGATTGGCTCAACTGCCTTAGTCGGAGTTACGATGGGCTTAATGATGGGAGCTGCTTCGTAAACAACCCCTTCCAACTTCGGCTCGGAAATGCTAACAAGCGTAATCTCCTCGGATTCGTCTTTGTAGCCGATTGCGGCTAACTCCTTCTCTTCGTCATAACTCGTTATCAATAAACAAACGAGTATCAGAAGGAATACCACCGTCAAAATCTTTCGCATAATCCGCTCCTTCCAAGTACAGTTCCAAATCTTCTTTGGGGCGCTTCGGTGATTTTCCGAAAAAATAGTGAAACTCATCGTGACAATTTGAACATAAGCACACGCACTTTGACACTTCATCTTGGAGCGATTTCTTGCTGTACGTATGACCAGAACCTATCGTAAACTTTTTAGTCGATGGGTCTATATGATGAAACTGAATAACCCACGGTCTGCTTTCACCACATTTAGCACAAGGTTTTTTCAACGATTGAACAACCAATAATGCCCTTTTTGCTTTACGCATCGTTTGTTCACGAACCTTAACTTCATTGTTCAGCAAATATTCTTTTCGGTACTCTCGCACACGGTTTCCGTGTGTTTCTCGCCACTTCTTACCTCTTTCGCTAACGCAACTCTTACAAGTATACGAAAGACCATCTTTACTACGAGCGTCACGATAGAACTCGCTTTTTGGTTTTTCAATTCCGCATTTGGAGCATCGTTTCATCTGAACCCTCCAAAAACTTTTGCAAGCGAGTTTCACTAATCCAATATGTGTACCTATTATTAGAGGTTTTCACGGCTACACCAAATGGGAACACTCGTTGTTGAAGTGCAAGCCGTAATGTTTGCGGACTCATATTAAGTCTCTTTGCCGCTGTTTCCACAAGCATTAGATCACCTACTTTCCTATTAACTTTTGGTCGGAGTGGTGTGAATCGAACACACGGTTTCTTGCTCCCAAAGCAAGCGCCATACCACTTGGCTACACCCCGATAGTCGCCGTTCTGAAACTATTGCGATGTCATTAACACCACAAATACAAACTCACAATAACGGCAAGTTTTGATAGTGGAGCTTCCAGACGGAATCGAACCATCACTTACTGGTTACAAATCAGTAGTTCTACCATTAAACTATGGAAGCGAGTTGCCGTGGTGACACTAAGCCAAACCTCTTCTACGTTTTACCCACGGCTATTCTGTTGCACCATCGTTCTACAACAGACCTTAAAGGGTTTTTATGTACGAGTTACGATGGCTTTCGTACAAGGCCATTGGTACTCCGTGGTGGACTTGAACCAACCATAACCGAATTATAAGTTCGGCATTTTTACCATTTAAATTAACGGAGCAAGGAAGTAAAGTGTATTGCGTGTAACGACCTCAATCTCACCGTTATCACCCACAGTAACTTTCTCAATAGGAGAGGTATGGAGTCTATGCCATTCATCCTCGCCCCAGTCGGAGTCAATCATGTAGGCAATCCAACCACGCTTACCGACAGTAAGGTCGATAACGGTAGCAATCTTATCGGAGACTTGCTCGTGAATAGGATTATAAGGCTTACCAACCTTGGGGATAACTCGCAGAGTGTACTTGGGGTGAAGTTTGTCTAACATAGTTCTTACCTCTCTTAAAGAAATGGCTGGGCTGGTAGGACTCGAACCTACGAGTGCATG